TCCTCATTGCTCGGTTGTGAGAGTCAAAGTCCTCAGCTCGTTCGTTGTGCTGGTAGGATTCTTTCAATCCCTTGAATGTCCCTCTGCCTCCGTCAATGCCTATCGTGTAGATTTTGGGAACTCGTGGGCATAGAAACGAGAAAGCGAACCCGGATGAGTTGTGTGTCTGGTGCAAAGGTAGATTTTTATTTGGGTCAATAGCGAACTGCACAAATACGGTGTTGCTTGTTGTTGGTGATGAGCAAGTGCGAGTCAAGATGTACCGAGCGTTGATTGGTGACTTGATGAACTTGGTGGGGCTTTGGTAGATGATAGGGTCGTGGAGTGCTGCGATGTCCGCATACTTGATTACATCAATAGCAGCATTGATTGTCCAGATATTGAACTCATCGGTGTGCTTCCAATTCTCCAAACTTTGACCAGTCCCAGCGACCAACCAAGGTTTCTCCCAGAACCAATCCTCACTTGCGAGTTCGTCTACGCTTCGTAGGTTGTTCATCTATCTGTGCTGCTTCTTTTTGTTGTGCCTCGGCTCGAATGATCAAAGAGTAAAACGCTTCCACAAAGCAAGTGGAGCAAGTGGGCATCGGTTTTCCCATCTCGCTCTGGTAGATGTTGCGGAGTCGGACTCCTTGTTCGGGAGTCACTCTAAAATAGCCTTGCTGCTTCCATTGAGTAAACAACGGAGAAAGCTCAAGGACAAAGTCAATGTCTGTTTGTATCATAGAAAAAATGAATAAAGGGTTTCAATAACGAGTAGGAATGCTACCCACTTGAGGTCGGTTTTTGGGCTATAATGTTTCATTTATGGCTCAACAATGTTTCATTTATGGCTCAATTCTTATTTATAAGTATCTATTAATGGTCGTTGATAGCCACCCAGAAAGAGCAGCAAACGGGATGCCACTCCACCCGTAAAGCGGAACAAAGAGCAGAAGCCCCATCCACCACCCCATACAGAGTTCACAAATGAAGGGTTTAATCTTCGCCCTCCAACCTATCTCTGAGACAAAAATGATGGAGAGACAGCTCACTCCGATTATTTCTAGCAAGGTATTCATCGTTGATTTTGATTTTCAATTCGTTCACCACTCGGAGGATTTCTTGACGGCTGATGTCTGTGACTCGTGCAATCGCTCTGGCTGACCTCGGTCTGATGTTGTCATCTCCCTTTGACCAGAGTTCCCAGATTCTGCTCTCATACCAATCGCATTTCTCAAGGACTGCATCAATTGCCTCTTGGTGGTGTTCGGTGTAGGGTTCATCTTCGTGAGCGATTTCCACTTGGCTTGTGTCCTCCATTCCTATTGGCCGAAGAAAGTTCTTCTCAAAGGATGTTCGTTTGCCGTAGTATTGGTTCAAGATGATGCGAGACACAAACCCTGCCCAGTATCCTGATTCGTATTTTTCAACAATCCAAGATTCTGACTTCTCGCAAAGGATGAGGAAGAGTTCTTGGTAAAGGTCTGACGCAAGTTCTTTGCCTACCTTGATGCAAAAACCCCTCACCCAATCCTCACGAGTCAATTCGGATATGATTTCCTCTTTTGTGATATTTCAAAGTTTGTTCAAATTTGTTGGTTATTTTCCACAAGTTCTCAACTCAACAAACTCCCAGCCGTCTTTTTCATATTTCTTTTGATAGTATTTGACTTGGGCTTCTGTGGCACAACAGATATCAGATTGATTGATACCTTTCCGCATCACGAGCAGCCAAGATTTCCCGGGCGTGTATGTAGGTTTGTACTTCAACGAAATTTGATTTAGGTAGTGAGATTAGGTCTTGGATTTGTCGGTATCCGTGAATGGCGGTTGAATGATCACGGAGCATAAACTGACCCAATTGCAACCACGAGAAACCAGCCCGTCTTCCGATGTAGAAGAACACTTGTCGGGCAATGACATTGTGACGCTCTCGGTTTGGTGACCGCATCTCAGAGATTTCTACTCCTGAAGCGTGTGAGACGGCTCTTGCTATTTCTTCAAGGGGAGCATTGCGGTTGATCGGGTTCTCTAAATCTTGCAAGAGGATTTTGTATTCCTTGATGGCTTGTCTTGCGTTAGCAAGGTTTGACCAGAGCGTTTGACACTTCTTCAGAAGGCGAGTGTTCTGGATTTTGAGTTCGGTGTTTTCTTTATATAGGTCTTTCATAATAGTTTAATTTGCAATTTGTGTTCTTCAATTCGTTTTATTGTAGCCTTAAAATAATCGGGGTCAAGTTCACAAGCCGTCAAATCAAAACCCAAATCATGGCAAGCAATGGCAATAGATCCAGAACCCAGATGTGTGTCCAATATCTTGTCACCTTCTTTGGCGTAGTTCTGCAATAACCATTTGTAAAGTGCCACGGGTTTTTGGGTAGGGTGTATTCTTAGCTCTTTGTTTTTCATGTCTTGTTGTAACATGCCGTTCCAAATCAATTCTACTATATTAACGCTTTTTGTCATGCTCAAATAAGCCAATTCAGCCCTCCCAAATGCAGTGCCTTTTTTGTCCCAAACTAAACGGCCACCAGTTAAAAAATCAAACGGGTAGAAGTTTACGCCCCAAATTATTTGATTTTTAGAAACCCTGAAAAGCTCTTGAAAATAAGATTTAGACGGGTGTTTGTTTTCAAATGATTTGTAATTTTTACGAAGTGCCGCCTGCTTTTTGTTGCCCGTGTTGTTTTGTATGTTTATAGCGTCATTACCACCGTAAGGTGGGTCAACAATAGCCAAATCAAAATATCCATCGGGATATCTTGCCATTAAGGTCATGTTGTCTTCGTTTGTTATGTTCATTCTGTGAATTTGGTAAGTGACCCGGTGAACTTGACATCTATTGTCACACATTCTCCGTGTCGGTTTTTGGCTATTATTAATTCTGCTTCCTCCGTTTCGGGTTTATCGTCTTGATAGTAACAAGCTCGGTAAGGAAAAAGGATAGCGTCAGCGTCTTGTTCTATTGCTCCTGACTCCCTAAGGTCGGAAAGCATAGGTCGGTGGTCTGAGCGTTGCTCTACTGCCCTTGAAAGTTGTGAGAGAGCAATGATGCAGATTCCAAGTTCTTTGGCCATTAGTTTAAGGTTGCGACTAATCTCAGCAACCTCTTCTTGGCGGTTTTGCTTTGTGCCTTTCATTAGTTGAATATAGTCAACCACCAATAGGTCAAGGCCGTGTTTCTGCTGATGGATTTTCAACTTGCCGAGGAGTTTGTCTATCCTCAAAGAGGTGTCATCATCCAACCACAGAACCGGGTTGTCAGCGATGGTGTATTCAACTATCCTATCAATGTGACCTTGTGACAGAGAGTTGCTGCGAATCTTGTAGTTTTCAATGTGTGTCTCGTGCGTGAGAATCCTTCGGGCTAACTGATCAACTGACATCTCTAAGGAAAGAAACAGAACCTTGTATCGCTCGGATGCCAACAATGCCCAAGTCAGAGCGATGGCTGACTTACCCATTCCTGGTCTACCAGCACAGATGATCAGGTCACCTCTATTCCAACCTCCCAAGTATTTGTCAAGGTATCTCCAACCCGTGTGCATTCCGTTTGTAGCGTCTTGGCGTTGGAAGGCTTCGCATATATCATCACAAGCTTTGTTGATGGCTTTGCGTGAGGTGGTTGGTTCTCGGTCTATCTGAATCGTGGCGTTTGAGATTAAGGTAGTCAGTTGGGAAACGATGTCTCCATTCTTGTCAATCTGAGCGAGTCCTTCAATTAGGCGGTTGTGTTCGTATTTCTTAGCAAGTTGTTTGAGGTAGGCATCCACTTGAGAATACTCGGTTGCCATTCCTTGAATCATCACCAGGCGTTTGAACTCCATCGTGTCTTTGAGTTCAATCAAGATGTTGTGATTGTTCAAAGGCTTAGATGCAAGGTAGAGTTCTTGAATCTTGGCAATGGCTTTGTCAATTGGAGAATCAAACCATCGGTGATTGACGGAAAGCATTTTGACTCTGGTGGTCTCATCAAACATCGCTGAGGCGAGGATGTATTCACTTGGACTCATAATGTGGCTTTTTTGTATTTAGGTGCAGCAAGTTCGGGTTTATTGTCGGAAGAACGCAACCAAGTTCTGACTGATGCTTTCCAATCCTTCATCTTGTTCTTGCCAACCATCCAACCTTTTGAGGAGTAAAAGTCAATAAAGCGTTCAGCATCAAATCCAGGAAACTCTGTATTGATTTCTTCCTTAGTTGGAGGTGTAAATCTCTTCTTACTTATATCTTTATCTTTATCAGTATCTGTATCTGTTACACTATCGGCATTTCTGGCATCGTTTGGTATGCGGTCGGATGCGGTCGCATCCCATCGCTTACGAGCGTTTGCGGAGTTGCGTTCTCGTATCTGTTCATACTTCTGCAAATC